GATGCTGAGTAAGGTAGCAGAATATTATCAATCGGCACCCATTCGCATGTTGGACGTTTATGTTCGTCATCATAACGCCATTTCAGGAACTGTGACCCACCCAAAGGTAACTGAGTTAGCAATTGTTCCATTTCATCACGGTATTCTGGCACCTGTTCGGTTAATTGCCAGTTCATGAACGTTACTTTACGATCCGCTGTATCTTCTTTTTTACGATCAGCATTCCCTTTGATGTTGGATTTAACCAAGCCATCGGGGGGTAGTAATTCTTTACATGCCGAAGCTGCAAAATCTACACACGCTTCTGCCATAACAGGATGAACAACTTTACTAGCGCCATCAAAAGTGGCACCGCCAGGAGCATCCTTACCAAGACCAGTGCGACGCAAGCCTTCTTCATATTGTTTATCTCTTTGTTGGCGTGATTCTTTATCTACGTCAATCAGATCGAGGTATTCTATGGCCAATGAATTTAAATCTTGCTCATCAAGCTCTTCAGCTAAGTTAGCATAAAATTCAGGATTTTTTTGTGGACCTTGTTTTTCCTGGAAGTTGACAACAACAGATCCGTCTTCCAGCTCTATAACTTCTTGTTCGACTTGTTCGTCGTCCAAGTCAAACATTTCTGCATACTCGTCCATGTCATCGTCTTGTTCTTCTTTTTTATGAAGATCTTCGTCGCTGTCAAGATTAAGCAAGTTGTTGCCGCTTTGGATCGGTAATTGTGGGTTTGCCATAAGTTATTTAAAATTTGGTGGAAAGATGTTCCTATTCATACTAATGCAAAAAATGGGGACATTCCGCCCTATTGGGCGTAAGGATTTGCTGTACGCTTACGAACATCTTCATCAGCATAGTCATAATCTCTTGCTGGTAAGGGATCTAACCTAACCCAACCCGAGTCGCGCAATACTCTTAAAGCTTGTGATAGTGAGTCTACGTAGTCATCATGACCACCAGCCTCTGGAAACGAACAAACTTGACGTAAAAAACGTTTAGCCCATTCACTGAATTGTTTTGGTATTTTGGCGTCTTCTGGAATATACACCTTACCTTTGGCTACTAAAGGAGCCACAATGTTTAATCGTTGCACTTTGTCAGCTCGCCCAGGATTGTACCCCCGTACAGGCACACCAGCACCTTGGAGTTCTTGAATTAAACTAATACCTGCCGACTTATCTTCCATAAGAATCAAGTCCGCTTTACGCCCTTTGGCAAATGTATTGTCTGCCCCGTATACAACTTCTTTAAAGTCTTCAATAACTTTGCGTCTAAGTTCTGGATACGAAAGGTGGTTATCCCACGCATCCAACAATATGACACATGTTCCTACATCTGTGTTTTCAAAAATCCCCCAAACGGTGCAGGCTGTCGGGTCATTCATGGTCTTTTCTGATGTTGCTGGATCATATGAGGCAATCACGTATTCTAATTCTGGCGTAGGTTTACTGGCTGGCCACATTTTAAACATCTTACGTTTTATAATACCCGAAGATTCTGGATCTAAAATCTGTCCGTAAATCTCTTGTTTTCCAATATCGGTACCATCATACGTCTCAAGCTGTTTGAAAAACGTTTCAGATAAATTGGCTCGGTTGTCATATGAACTGGCATTTGCCACGTACACATCGCCACCCACTTTACCTTCGTTTAAATCAACTATCAGTTCTTTAGGTTTGGGTGTGGTCGTAATGATTTGTTGAACCCGTGGCAAGCGCGGATCTCTAAGACGCAATGTAAACTGTACACCATCGTATGCATCATCAATATAATCAAAAGCACATAACTCATCAAACCAAGCCCCGTGATATTGCTTTCCACGATAACGCTCTGGCTCTGAACCCGGTATGCCTTGTATCAGTGAACCGTTGGTTAACATAATCTCAAACAACGACTTGTTATAACTCTCAATCAACGACGCTGGTATGATGTTCAATAACCCAGAGTCACCTTCAAAACACGTCGCCCTAATGTCATTTGAGGTCGGCGCGGTGACCAACCATCGTGTCTTACTAAACGTCCACGCTCTGATTCCAATCCAATGTGATGCTGTATGAGTCTTTCCTGACCCTCGTCCCGCTAACATGAGGAAAGTATCATACTCCCCATCTTCGGGTTCTTTTTGATGTGGTAGTGCTTGCAATGACCATTTAATTTGCCATATTGCCGCGTCGAGCTGAGGCTTGGGCCAATGTTGTCTTGCAGCAATAAACTTGGTTAAAGTTTGTTCTTGTTTAGTTGTTAATGGCATGGTATGAATCCCTCTCCTACGAGAAGGCTGTTATCCTCTCCATCTGTCTCAATGTGTACACAAAGCTGTGATGGTAATTTTCTAATTGATTTAATAAAACGTCTTCCGTAATGTACTAAAGTCTTGGATATCTCTTGCTCTTCCATTAACTTTATCATCGACTTAAAAACCACACTGTCTAATTCCATTCTAGTTGAATGTCCCAGTGATTCTATCAACTGCTGTATCTGTGTTAGCAACTTGCTGTTGCTAAGTCCTGATATTCTAAAAAGCTTTCTTTTTTTATTATAATGTCTTGACCTACCGTACAGTATGCCGCGTAACAATTCAATCCTTTGCTCTACCGATGCCAAAAGATAGTTGTTAGGCAAAGATGTCGGTATGTTAGGTATAAGGTGGCTATCTACTGTAGGAATGGTTTTAAATGTTCTTCTACCATTCTTTTTAAGATAATACTTTTCAATTACTTTATATCCGTGATTTTTAAACTCTTCATGAACAATACTTTCACAACCAAGAGGCGGTGCCATGGTTTTGTCTTTACGTTTACTAATAAACCAATATCCAAAAATAAACGGTGGCACTGGTAAAGTTTGATGTGGTAGCTGAATGGGTTCTGTGTTGGGGACAGAGTACTTAGTCCGTTCGTGTTTATCCAAAAGTGATTGTGTTGTTAACTCCTCCACAGATATTTCTTTAGGTTTTACTCTACGTTTACGAAGACCTTTATACCTATGGGTTGTACTTCTGTAAATTCGATTTTCCATAGCAAACTTTAAATGCTTATCTCCGCCAATCATTAAATGATCGTTAAAAGATATTCTGTAGCAATGTTCTGTTTGGTATTCTTGAACTACAGTAACTTTTCTGGGTTTACCACAGCTGTCAAACACAACATCTCCAACTTTTAAATCATGCGCTAATTTCCAATAATCTAAAGTTAAAACTTTTTCACTCGCTAATATCGCCATAAAAATTATAATTAATCCAATCATCCAACCAATGCTCAATCGGCATTCTAATGTCCATCTCTACCGTAGGAGGAAGTTTGCGTATATCAAATCCTTCTGTTAATTGTAAACGATATTCAATGTAGTTCTTTGTTTCTCTTTCGAATTCCTCTAAAGGTACCGTTAAGATTTGAACTATATTTTCAACGCCAACAAAAACTTGAAAGCCACTAAACTTTCCATCTGCATTTTCCAATGCACCTTGAATTTGATATACATACTTTGTCATACTTCAACTAATGCAAATAATACCTTAAATTCGCCCTATTCCAATAAATATAGCTAAATTTGTACCAGTAGTACTAGTAGTACCCCTTACTTTATCTTTTATTCTTTTTAAAAAAAAAAAAAAAAAAAAAAAAATATAAAAGTGTAATAGAGGGGTACTACTAGTACTACTAGTACAAATAAACTGTAAGTCATTGATTTATATAGAAGGGGTAAAAATTATTATAAAAAATATAAAAACTTAGGGTTTGGGCACCCCCCGGGCCCTTGGGGGGCCTGGTACTATAAATCAGGGTTAACCCTAATAGGGTTTTCCCTAACAGGGTTTTCCCTAATATGGTTTCACATTATGAAATCCTATCCCACAATGCGGCAGCACCAGGATGGTGCGCTAATAGATCGGCTGATCACTACGGCCGCACCAAGATGGTGCGCTAACAGATCACTTGATCAATAAGCTTAACTGTTGATTAAGTAATCTACTAATGCACCAATGTAGTGCTGCCACATTATGGACCAGACTACCACAATGCGGCAGCACCAAGATGGTGCGCTAATAGATCGGCTGATCTGTAAGGGCGTGTGATATGGTAGTTTGGTAGTGTATA